CAAGTGAATAATAATGATAAATCAATTCTTTGTTTTTCTCCTTCTGAGAATGAGTCATAAGTAAATGCGTCACGATATCTAGAACGAATAGTCTCAATAAAACTTTCATCTAAATCAAAGTGAACATAAAAATCTAATATTTGTAAATACTGATTGGTCAAATTATTTATGACGGGTAAGTATTGTTTAATAATTTTAGATTTGATACCCGAGTCTCTTAATAACTCACCACTTACTTGGTTATAAGAAAACTGTTCATTTAATTTATATTTTTCGTCTTGGAGTTTCTCTTTGTCTTTACGCATTTCTTCTAGTTCTGCGTTTGCATCTGACAAGTCGCCACTTGACTCTATCTGAGACTCTATCTCACTTTGAAGTGAGTCAACTACTTTATTTAATTTATCGATGGTTTTATTATTACCAGATATCTCTGAATTATATCTTGCACAATCGTCAATTGTATCTTGAAATAGTTGTATTGATTTATTATAGTTTTCTCTTTCTGTACCTGATTTATCTAAACCGATTTTTAATTTATCTAATCTTTCTTTGGTTGTTTTTATTTTTTCTTGTTTTAATTTTAAGTCTATCTCTTGACTACAAGTAGGACATTCATCATTCTCGGAAAAGAATTTGTGTTCTTTTTTAACAACTTTAAATTGTGCATTTATATTTGCAACAGTTTCTTCAAACTTTTCCTTTACTTTTATTACAGAACTTTGCATGTCTATTGCGGGTTGCAATGACTTCTCTACATTTTTACTTAGAACTATATTTTTATCATTCAGTGTTCTTATGTCTTCTTGGGTTTTAGATATCATTTCTTGTTTTTCTTTACGAAACTGTTCGTTGACCGATGCAATATCTCTTAGATATTTCTTTTGTGCATTTATTTTTGAATTGACAAGATTGATGTCATTACTATTTTGCGTAATCTCGTCTTTTAATTTGCTGACCTTTTCTTTTAATATCATATTCATAAGAGAGAACATGTTTATATCCAAGAGGTCTTCTATAACGCCCCTTCTCTGTTGAGAGGTAAGTTGCATGAAGGGTACGAAACTCGAAGACCCGAGAACCACAATCTGATGAAAAGATTTATGGTTCAGTTTTAAAATATTTTTCTCAAGTAATGCTTGGTAATCTTTTACATGAGAATTTTTATTTAACATGTTTCCGTCTAACCAAACTTCAAATGCGTTTGGTTTAATACTTCTAACAATTTTAAATTTCTTACTACCGATACTAAATTCTACTTCAACTACTGTACCCTTTTGATTGATAGAATTTATCAATTGGTTTTTTGATATCTTACGATGCGGTTTACCAAATAATGCAAATGATAATGCATCTAACATAGTTGACTTACCACTACCGTTTGCACCCACTACTAATGTGGTAGGGGTATCTTGAAAGTCTACTTCCGTAAAGTTATTCCCAGTACTAAGAAAGTTCTTGTACTTAAGAGTTTCAAATTGTATCATAAATTATATTCTTTTTTTATCTTTTCAGGTATTGGTTCATGAAACGGAATACTATTCATAGTTCTCACTTTCATTTCTAGAATTAAGTTTCTGTTTTTTTCTGTTGTATTTTGTTTTGTCTTGGTGCGTAGACGGTCTATGAAACTTGTCCATATTTTTTTTAACTGGATTTTTTTTACCATTTTGATTTCTCATTCAATTTCTATATTCTCCGCTTCCACCATAAGAGTAGAAATTTCTTTTTTAATTCTTTCCTTGTCTAAATCTGTGACAACGGAGTCGATGTAATTATACACTATTGTCTCGGTATTGTCAAGGTCTATTTTTCCGTCATTGACATTTGTTCCAATAAACTCTGAAAAGTCTTCTGCAATTTTTAGTTCGTGTATTTTTTGTGATTGTATTCTATCTATAAATCTTTCGAACTTATATGTATCACCTTTATTGGTCACAATAACTTTTACAAACTTTTCGTCAAGATATCTTAAATCTTGAAAGTCATTTATTTTTTCATGGTCATAATATATCTTCTCGTAAATTCTATATGGATTTTGAACGGGAGTTAGTTCTCTTGTTTCAGTATCAAGAATATGAAAATACTTAGGGTCATCACAATCATTCCAAAAGAATTCCATTTGAGCACCAAGGTAGTGTATATTACCTTGATTAGACTTTGAATGAAAATGTCCCGTTAACACCATTTCAAATTTTTCAAAGGGTTGTCTACTCATTCCGTCCACGCAAGGCATACCTTTAGACATTTCAAATCCTTGTAGTTCTAAGTGAGCACCAATTATAGATGCATTGCAATTATTAATAAATTCTAATGACTCTTCTTCATTATCTTCTGCAATCCACGGAAGCAATCCAATATTTAAACCGTCATAGTTCATAACCATTGGTTTGTCAACGATGTTTACTTCATTCATATAATGACCTTGCAATTCTTTTAGAGAGTTTAAGTCATTCGTGTTTTTAAAATAAGTATCGTGATTACCTAATATGATATCCATAGTGATACCATACTCTCTAAGTTTCTCTAAAAATATTTTACGATTATGATTTAAACATTTAAAATTTACGGTCTTACGATTATCGTAGTAATCTCCTAAATGTAAGACTCGGTTTATTCCGTTGTCATTTAGATATGGGAAAAATACATCACGATAAAACTTCTCTTGATAGTCCATAAAAATATCAGAAGAATTACGGATACCACAATGGGTATCATTAAGTATAGCGATTTTCATAGTGTTCTCTCAACTATTATTTTGCATGTATTATACAGATGTTAACAAGTATTGTCAAGTTATTTATTTGAAATATAATATTCTTTTTTATTAATTACTGTAGTGTGTATTCCTTCGACACTTCTTAAGTAGTTTCTATACCTACGAAATCCTAATTGTTTTCCCCAACGCAACCAAAGTCTTAATTCTTCGGTTGTGGTTTTTTTACTATTTTTTATAAAATCAACTATGTCATCTTTTCTAGTTCCAGAACTTGTGATTTCAGATTTTAATTTATCTATTTGTTCTGTTATCATATCATTAAATGGTTTTATTCTATTTTCCCAAGTATGAACATCAGAACAGTGTTTGAGTGCAATCTTTGATTGTTCATTTCTCCATTCATTGTCATCTAACATTTTATGTACTAATGTCTCTGCGTCATCAAAAGATGTGAAACCAGTTTTCATTTTATTTCCAAATAGTTCTCCAGTTTCTTTACCTATTTCAAAAACATATGGAACGCCATTACATAAACCGTCTTGACTAGACATAGCCCAACGACTACCCGCATGAAAACCCACTCTGCATCTAGATAATTTTTTCATGTATTCGTCTCTACTTTCGGGCCCATCAAAATCAAAAAAATCTTTGTAGTCTTCTCCAAGTTGTGATTGTAAACTCATGTGTGCATTTGTTGTCATCATAGAACAAAAGACTTTGAAATCTTGTCTTTGGTTTCTTAAATTTTTTATTAGATTAACAAAAGGTTTCCAACCACGATAGTCATTAGGTCTATGATTAAATGCAATTATCTTTTCTGTATCTTCAACAACATCTTTAGATATTCTATCTGTTTCGATACCAAGATATAAAGGTATCATAATATCTTTTAGTTGGTCAATTACTTTATCGGTGTAGTATTCTTTTGCTTCTTCAAGAATTGCATCAATTTGTGTTTGTGTATTCAAACCGCATTTTTCCATTTGCAACATCCCTGATATATTATTGTGATAAAAAGAAGTTTTTAAATTCGGGTTAAATTCTTTTGACTCAATCCAATGAGAGTATCCTATTATTGGAATGTCTGTACCAAAAGCATTGGATTGATGATTTTTTAAATTAGATGCTTGTTCTGGAAGATGTGTCCATATCATATCCATTTCTATTTTTCTAGTATCTAAAAATTTATTCCATGTAAATACATCATAATGTGCTCTCATTGTATTTGGAAAGGTCGGTAAACTAATCAGATGTTGTTTTGTATTCGGGAAGTCTAGTCTTTTTGTAATTTTAGTTATGGGTATATGAAAAAATAAATCGTCTCTTATTCTATTAAGAGACTTAATTACATTTTCTAAAACTAAAACGAAACTATCTTTATCTAGATTATGTGCAGAAGTAATATTAGGTGCAACTAATATTTGATATGTTGATTTTTTTATCTTTGATAAATCAACATTTATTTCGTCATTTATAAATTGTTCGAGACTCATACTTACTCTATTATCTTATAATATCAATCTTATCCATATTTTCTTCGTTCCAAATCTCTGGTTCTTTTCGGACTCTACCTTCTGCAATCATTTTATCATATCTTTTGGTTGCATACTTTTTCCACCATGTAATTACATTCTCTAATTCAAATCTATCGAAGTTGACTGCTTTTTCTAGTGTCTCAGTTTTACCAAGTAAAACATCTTTTACATTTGCATATCCGTACTCACTCATATAAAATCTTTTTTGTGTGGTCACATCACTTGCACCATTTATTTTATTGCAGAATAATTCATATGCTTTTTCATCGTGTTGTTTTAAACTTGATTTTATAATTCCAACCATTTTAGTTTGCATTTTTAATTTACGACTTGATGCACCTTTGTGTATTAGTTCTTCTCCACCATTCTTTTCTGTAAACCAATCACGCATTTCTGGATATATTTCATCACCAAGTGTTAATAAAAACTTAGACATAGTGTCTCCTTTGTATCTAAGAAAAGGTTTCATACCGTCATACATAGACGCACCTTTTATATTACCATACAAAGATGTTGTTTCAAATAAACAGAATTCAGTTTTGTATTTTTGATTTAACATTCTGCGACTATCGTGCGAACAACAAATAGATGCAAGTAATTTACCACCAAGATAATTAAATCCAAAGGGTTGTACGGGAACTATATTAAATCCCATGATTGCATGTTTGTTAAATATATCTAAATCAGGTGTTCCCCCGAGATAATCATTTCTTGGTTTGGAATTGATAAGTGGTGAACCAAAACGAATAAATCCTACGATAGTATTGGTGTTGGTTTCTTTAACTACCATCTTATGTGTCTTGCCTGGATTTTCATCTGGACTAAACGATGCAGTTTTTTCTAGTAGATTATCAAATAATTCCAGTGGTATAGTTGTGACCTTGAAATCCATATCTTGCGGATGCATATCATATGACTTAAACATTTCATCTTCGTCCGTAAATCCAAACAAAGGCGTTGGTAAGTTTTTAATTCTTTCTATTTTTCTTGCACGAAAATAATCGTCAATGCGATTGAAATCTTGGAAGTATTCAATGAATTTAGTTGCAGAATAGATTGCGTCTTCTTTATTTAATATCATATATAATATATAGCATTTTCCTATCTTGCACATTATACCTATCGAAACAACTAATGTCAACCGTTAAAAACTTATAAATAAGAGTATGCCGATTAACACAACAAATATTACAACACAATTAGAAGACCAAGAACTAACTACTAATTTAAATTATTTACAACCTACGGGTTTTAAATTATTAATTGATAGAGTAAAGTATCCTAACTTAGAATACTTTTGTCAGTCTGTAGACCATCCGAGTGTCAGTGTAAATGAAGTACCTTTACCAGTAAGAAGAATAACTTCTGTACCTTTGCCTGGCGACAAGATTACACATAACGAAATAGGATTTAATATTATTCTGGATGAAGAAATGACTGGGTATAATGAAATGTACAACTGGTTGCAAAGATTAGTCAACGAAGCACAAGTATCTCCGATACAAAGGGATGTTAAGTTTCCGACTTATGCAGATATAACACTTATGATTTTATCAAGTCATAACAATGCAACACAAAAAATTAAATATAATGATTGTTTACCAACTAGTTTAGGTGGTATACAGTTTACCACAACAACTGGTAATGTGACCTATCTTACTTTTACTGCAAGTTTTAGGTTTTCTACTTTTGAAATAATTAAACAAACATGAAAATAATAAAAACAACAACTCCACTAGATACTGTAGAGTACGATGATGACTATCCACAAAATTTAGAACCTACAGATATTGTAGAAATATTTGAAACTCCTTTAACTGGTTCTTACAACTGGGACTACACTGTTCAAGATAATCGTATAAAAAAATTATATGAGTTAGGAAAACAACTAAATTGGAATGCAGAAGTCGATGTAGATTGGACTCCAGAAATGATTGAAATGCCTAAAGATGTGTTTGAGTTTGAAGATAGTCAGTGGTCTAAACATCCTGAATATAAAAAATGGGATAAGATGAGAAGAGAGGAATTTTTTAAAGATTTAAACAGTTGGTCAGTTAGTCAGTTTTTACATGGAGAACAAGGTGCATTATTAGTTGCAAGTCAATTAGCATCATGCGCCCCTACCTTTAATGCAAAACTATATGCAGCTTCTCAGACTTTTGATGAAGCAAGACATGTTGAAGCATTTAATAAATATATACAAACTCGTTTAAGAAAAAGTTGGCCTGTGGGTCGTGCATTAAAAGGTTTATTAGATAAAATACTTACTGACCCCAGATGGGATTTAAAATTTATTGGTATGCAAGTAGTGATTGAAGGACTTGCACTTGCAGCTTTTCAGGCTGCAAAAGATAATACTCGTGACTCGGTATTTAGAGAAATGTTAGAATACATTATAAGAGACGAAGCACGCCATGTGACTTTTGGTATAAACTATCTTACTGAGTTCGTACAAACTTTATCAGAAGAAGACCAAATGGACAGAGCTAATTTTGCACTAGAGGCGTGTACGGTAAGTAGAAATAGATTGAGACCTTATGATGTCTGGGAAATGTATGGAATGGATTTAAAGGAAACCGAAGAGTATCAAAAGAAAGAAATTTTTCAAACACAATTTCAAGATGTATTATTCAGTAGAATAATGCCTAATCTTAAAAAAATAGGACTATTACGAGACGAACTTATACCTGAATACGAAAAACTAGGTGTTATGAGTTATGCAGAAGGCGATAGTGATTATGAAACAAGTTGGGAAGAACTTAGTAAACCGTTAAAGGAGGCAGTATGACAAGTGAAATAATTGATGTATTAATTAAACAATGTGAAGCGGGAATAGAAAGACACAAAATGAATGTTCGTGTCTTAACAGAAAAGAATGTAGGTCTTGCTGAACATGGTGACTTGATAATTACAATAGAAGGTGAATTAGATAAGATTGCAAACTACGAAGATAGACTACAAGTACTAAAAAAATACTTTACATAATCTGTTTGATAGTGTATAATATGGGGTTATGATTGACTTAGATACTATATTATCAGAGTGGAAAGAAGACTCACAAATACCTAAAAATCAATTAGACGAGGCGTCTCGTAAGACACCTGAGTTGCATCATAAGTATTTGTCGTATCTTTCTGGAATGAAACTTAGATTAAAAAGAGCAGAATTTGAACAAAAAAACTTGTTGAAAGATAAGTGGTTATATTACGAAGGTAAAATGTCCCAAGAAGATATTCAATCTAAGGGTTGGAAACCTGACCCTTATGATGGTCTTGTTATCACAACAAAAGGTCAAAAAGAAAATTGGTACGATACTGATAAAGAAATTCAGGACTCAGAATTGAAAATACAGTATCTTAATACTTGTATAGATACTTTAACAGAAATTGTTAATAATATTACATGGAGACACCAGACTATTAGTAATATGATAAAGTGGAGGCAGTTTGAAACTGGTATTTGATGAGACCCGCAAATACTATTCAAGTTGGTCTCAAAGACCATTCCATGATGTTGATAGACTGCGAAGGTCATCAACTCAAAGAACTATCTGAATACTTTTCTTTTTTCGTTCCTGGCCATAGATATATGCCTGCATTTAAACGCAGAGTATGGGATGGGAAAATTCGTTTATTTAATCAAATGACTCGTGAACTCAATACGGGTCTGTATCCACATCTTAAAAAATTTGCATTGGATAGAATGTATCCCGTACAATTAGTAGACAATGATGAATATGGACATCCCGAACTAAAAAATAAAATTCAACACAAATCCCTTGTTAAATATCTTGACAGTCTCGATGCACCATTTGAAATAAGAGATTATCAATACGATGCGATATCATATGGTATAGAAAATAAAAGGTGTTTACTTTTATCTCCTACTGGTAGTGGTAAGTCATTTATCATTTATAATTTGTTGCGTTGGTACTACGATAATCACGATAAGAAAATGTTAATTATTGTTCCCACAACAAGTTTAGTAGAACAGTTATATAAAGATTTTTATGAATATGGATTAGATGTAGAGAATGAAGTACATCGTATCTATTCTGGAAAGGACAAAATTACAGATAAAAGAATTATTATTTCTACATGGCAATCTATCTATCGTCTCAAGTTTGATTGGTTTGAACAATTTGGTGCAGTCTTTGGTGACGAAGTACATTTATTTAAAGCAAAGTCTTTAACTGGTGTAATGAATAAATGTAAAAATGCAGAGTATCGTTTTGGTACTACGGGTACATTGGACGGTACAGAAACAAATAAATTAGTATTAGAAGGATTGTTCGGATTAACTCATAAAGTAATTGCAACTCGGGATTTACAAGTTCGTGGTACACTTGCGGGACTTGATATTAATGTAATACTTCTTAGATATCATAATGATATATGTCACATGATGAAAGGTAAAACTTACGCAGAAGAAGTAGATTACATTGTACGACACGAGAAAAGAAATAACTTTATTAAAAATATGACTCTAGATTTAAAAGGTAATACTTTAGTGTTGTTTCAATATGTAGAAAAACATGGTAAAGAGTTATTTGACATTATAAGAAAAGGTGCAGAAAAAGACCGAAAAGTCTTTTATGTATCTGGTGAAGTAGATGCAAAA